CTCTTCACACCGATGTTCTACACTCTCCTGGCTGCTACAAACTACAACAGAACAGCAATAGGTTTATGTGCTGCTAATTATCATTCACCGTTGACTTATATTGGTAAAGGTCTTTGGATTCAAAAATATAATCTCAACCAGGGGTGTTTCTGTTGGGCTTGGAACGGCTCCGGCATATTGGCCGATGATGATACAGTGTTATATTGGGACGAATATGGTTGGAATGGTACAGCATGGGAATTAGGAAATGCGAATTCTAAGACAACACATGCCCCAGGAGCATTTGTAGGATCAAATCTTGCATTTAATACTGCTGGTGGAAGCGGTGGCACAATTATTGGAACATTTACTGGTACAGATTGGGCCGGCGATGGATTTAGCGTAGGTGATTATATTACTATCTCAGGATCTGAAAATGGCGGCGAGAATGATGGCGTATATATTATTGAGACACTAGTTGGAACCACATTGACGGTTACAGCCGATCGCCCACTGTTAGCAACAAACGCAGCAGATACCACAGCAACAGCTACAAGCGCGGGCCCATTACTAGCAGGAGAAGGTTTGTCCATAACTTTCGATGATAACGCTGGAGTAGATCCTTTTGTAGTAAATGAATACTATGATTGTTTTGTAGGTGATGGCATATTGAAAGATGATGCAACATCGTTTTCTCAAAAGACAACAATATATATGTTGCCAACAGAAACAGGAACCGATCTCCCATCTGGTACTATTCCTGCCGCTGTAGAAGGCGCTGTGGTGGCAGGACCTGCATATATGCTTGGTGCAGGCTCCTCATCTACTAACTTAGATCTTTCTAGATATACAACCTCAACGCCATATATGACGAGATATTACACCCATTCTCCAACAGAAATAGTTAGCACTGAAGAAGGTAACTGGACTACAGAGTCTGGCAGAGGTATGGCAGTATTGGAACACCAGTTGGTAGGTGACTTTGTATTTAATTTTAAGATGAACTGTGACGAGCGGACCGGTGGCATTACATATTATTATCCAGGAATAGGATTGATAGATTGGGCGAATGTGTATCCTGCTGGCCCTGCAACAACAACAGCTACCTCTGCGTCTATTATGAGATACAGATATACAGGAATTAATGATAATGTTACAGGAACCATAAACTATGACCTAATGACGTTTTCTAGTTTTTCTGATACAGGTGTTAACACAACTGATTCTATTACTGGCGGTTCAGCAGATGACATATTTACGATAAGACGAGTGTCTGGGGTCATTACACTCGAACGTAATTCTACCCCATTCTATACATCAGGTGGCGGTATCACCCAAGACTTAGCAATTGTTATATCTGGTCTTGGTGGAACTTATTTTGATATGGATCTTACATACACAAATGCTAGATATGTTATGAAAATTGGTAACGGCACTACTACTGGCTCTTGGGATCCAAACTTTCATGCAGTTGCTTGGGAGACCATGGATACAGACTGGGCCATTACTATTGCAGGAACACCAGCAACTATTAACAAAGACGGCTATACTGCACCAGCTGCTGGCGAGGTCACTGTTCTTCCTTATTCAGGTACATTGTGGTTCAATGCTGCTGATGCTGGCAAAGCGGTTACCTGTTCGTGGAGATACATAAAACGCATTAATCTAGTATAAGCTCTTGACTTCCTTATGGTTTTAGCGTATACTAACGTAAATGTCTAACTGGAATTGTTCTTCTCCGGAAGAAAGAATAAAGAAATGGAAAGACTTTCGCGACGAAAATAAGGGTCTACCAAGACAAAAACTTATAAATAACGTTGCAGAGTTCTTCGCGGATATGCCTACGGGGGCTAGGGCTTTGGATTTTTATGATCCAGATACCTGGCCTACTCCTTGGGAAATTTTATATCACAAGCTCTACTGTCAAAACACGGTGAGCTTGCTAATATATCACACACTTCATATCCTTCTTGAAGATCCTGCAGATTTAAAGATAATTTTGATAGATGATACACGGAATAGATTTTTAGTACCAACACTGGAAGATAAGTACATTTTTAACTACGTCTTAGGTGTGATAAGTAACATACACGATTATAAGGAAATTATTATCGTAGACGATTTTGAAGACCAAATCGTACACAACGTTTTCTAATAACAACAAACACAAAGGAGAGATCATGCAAGAAGAAAACCTTGCTGCGGCCATCAGCAGCGAACTACCCCCAACAGCAACAACAGAAATAGGCATTGCCCTACCAACGGAGTACCAAAGATTTATTCATCTTAGTAGGTATGCGCGTTACAATGAGGAGGTGGGTCGTAGAGAGACTTGGGGCGAGACAGTCGCAAGGTATTTTAATTTTTTCGAGAAGCACATTCTTGAAAACTATCCAAGCGGACTCAAAAAGTATAAAGAAATAAGGCCGGAGCTAGAGACCGCAGTATTACAGCTTGAGGTTATGCCTTCCATGCGTTGTTTGATGACAGCAGGTAAGGCACTTGAGCGTGACACAGTAGCAGGATATAATTGTAGCTTCCTTGCAGTGGATTCTCCACGTGCATTTGATGAGACGATGTACATCCTCATGTGTGGCACTGGTGTTGGTTTCTCAGTGGAGCGACAGGAAGTGGTCAAGATGCCTGTTGTGGCTGAAGATTTTCATCCTAGCGACAGCGTATTGGTTGTCCCAGATTCTAAGCTAGGTTGGGCAACAAGCTTCCGCGAACTAATTGCAATGCTGTACACTGGTCGTATTCCAAAATGGGATTTGAGCAGGCTCCGCCCCGCTGGCGCGCGCCTAAAAACATTTGGTGGTCGCAGTTCTGGACCAGAGCCATTAGACCAGCTTTTCCGTTTTACGGTTGAGACGTTTGTCAACGCAGCAGGCCGCAAGCTCACCTCCATTGAGTGTCACGATCTTATGTGTAAGGTAGGTGATGTTGTTGTCGTGGGTGGCGTACGCCGCTCCGCGCTAATATCCCTATCCAATCTGTCAGATGATCGCATGAGGCTGGCTAAGAGTGGTAAGTGGTGGGAACAGAATGGTCAACGCGCATTAGCAAATAATAGCGTAGCGTACACCGAGAAGCCCGACATGGAAATTTTTATGAAGGAGTGGATATCCCTCGTAGAATCAAAAGCTGGCGAGCGTGGAATTTTCAATGTTGAAGCAGCACAACGACACGCAAGCAAAAATGGTAGGCGTGATGGCTCGCAAGTACGCGGCACAAACCCCTGCTCCGAAATTTTGCTTCGTAGCAAACAGTTTTGTAATTTGTCTGAGGTTGTTGTCCGCCCCAATGACGATTTTGAATCGTTGGCACGCAAGGTTCGCCTCGCAACTATTTTAGGCACATTGCAAGCATCACTAGTAAACTTCCGCTACCTGTCCCGCGATTGGCGTAGGAACACAGAAGAAGAAGCATTGCTTGGTGTAAGCTTGACGGGCATTATGGACAACGAGTTTTTGAGTGGTAAGAAGGGCAAGCGCGATATTACGCTGCCTGAATTCCTGCGGAACCTACGTGACGTTGCTATTGACGAGAATAAAACGTGGTCAGGTAATTTAGGAACCAATCAGTCCACAGCAATCACATGCGTCAAGCCTTCAGGCACAGTGTCTCAGTTAGTTGATTCGGCTAGCGGCATTCATCCTCGTTACGCTGACTACTACATTCGTACTGTCCGCGCTGACAAAAAGGATCCGCTTGCACAGTTTATGGCTGATGCAGGCTTCCCAGTTGAGGACGACGTTACAAAACCCGAACATAACTACGTCTTTGGCTTCCCAATGAAGTCACCACGCGGAAGTGTTATGCGTGATGCGATGGGTGCTATTGAACAGCTAGAACTATGGAAAGTTTATGCTGAACATTGGTGTGAACATAAGCCGTCTATTACAGTATATGTAAAGGATCACGAATGGTTAGAGGTTGGTGCATGGGTGTACAAGTATTTTGATTATATGAGTGGCGTAGCTTTCCTGCCACACACAAACCATTCGTATAGGCAAGCACCGTATCAGGAAATCAAAAAAGAGGAATACGACAAACAGCTTGGCAAGATGCCACACAAAGTTGATTGGTTGACGCTGAATCAATATGAGGAAGGTGACAACACATCAGGATCACAGACACTCGCTTGCAGTGCGGCAGGCGGTTGCGACATAGTAGACTTAACGGAGGATTAGAATGTTACAACAGAACACACAGGTATTAGAATTGAATAAGGTGGTGGTGCTACGGCTCACTACTGGTGAAGAAATCATTGGTAAGGTCGTGGACATTACAGCTAAGGAAGTCACAATCCATATGCCATGTTTAGCGTCAATGGGGCCTAACGGTGTGGGGCTTATGCCTGCAACGTTTTTGGGTGACCAAAAGGAAGATATAGTTTACCAGCGGTCAGCTATTATAGGCTACCCAACTAAGATCAACAAGGAAGCAGCGCAGGTATACGAAGATTACTCTTCGGAAATTAAAGTACCACATAAGCCAGGTATACTTGTACCAAATGGTCGATGATAAGATAAATATAGAAAACATATGTTACACAATTCACACATATAACAAACAGAGCTACAGGAGATTAGACTAAAATGGCACAGATGAAAAGTTCTCAGGGGAAGTCCCCGTATGAGATCAGAGCAGACCTGCTTGATCTATCGTTTAGGATTTTACAGAATCAGCATTCTGTAAACCTCGATGACAACGGTCATGCTACAACTTCACCTACGACCGAAGAAGTGGTCAAGGAGGCAGAGAAGTTAAACGACTTTGTCTCTACACCAGGGAAAGAACGAAGTTCATTTCGTTAATTAAAAAGATAAATGGGACAGGATGTCCCATTTTACTTGACAACCGAATATAAACGTGTTATAATACGGCATGTTCAGAAAATTAAAAGATGTAAAACGCTGGTTCCGGCACCGACTTCACCCTAGCTATCGTTATCATATCGTAAATACAGGTCTAAAACCCAACTATTATGATATTGACACACGTATGCTCCACGCTTGTTTTTCCCTTCTCGTTGAATATGTAGAGACTGAACTACCATCTATGAGCAGCGACAAAAATCTCTCTCCTCGCGAAGCTGGTCTGCAACATCTTGACTGGGCTATAAATTACAACAATAACATAGAAGCAGATGCACACGAATGGGACAGGATGAATGAAAGTCAGGTGAACGCTGCAAAGATAACCAAGGAGCTTTATCTTTGGTGGAAAGATGAATATCCAACCTACGAAGACCTAGAGTGCGAATCTTCTCCAGATATTTCGGCGCTTGGCTTGGAAGTTTTCAAAGAGAGCTGGAGAAAAACACATGTGGAAGAATATGCTGCATGGCGTGATTGGTGCGACAAAACCAACGAATTGGAAGCCCAACATAACGCAAAAACCCAAGAAATGCTCCAAAAATTGATGGAAATTCGCCAATCTTTATGGACTTAGCCCTGATTTCTCTTGACATTTGGCTCATCTTTTAGTATAATATAGATACTGAGAGTTAAAGGTAAACACATGAAGTTTAGATTACTAAGCGATTTACACCTAGAGTTTAATCCGCAAGCGGATGCCCCTAAACCTGGTTATACAAATTTCCTTATCGAGCCGCAGGCCGATGACAAGGAAAC